CAGTCACACAAACATGGGAATGGTTATCAGAGCAGGGAAACTGTGCAGCTGATCAGGATATTTCAGCCATTTCCCTGTGTCATGTTGACGTGGGAAATGCAGGAACCGGAAGTGCTGCTGATGCTTTTAGAAATAACTTCGAGCCTTTTGAGACTCTGGGAACTCTTTCAAATATCTCTGTTGCTCTCGATACGGCTAACAATCTTTTCTGTCAGTATGATGCAAATCACGGTCTGTGGTTCCACATCGGTGATGTAAATGACTTCTATTCCGGACACACGACATTCTCGACAAACAAACTGACGATCATTAAAAGAAGGTTGCCGTATAGCAAGATCGGACTTTATGAAACATTGTCAGCTAATACGACATACGAAGAAAAGTTCGTTGTTGAGCTTTCAAACAATCTCTTCGTTCAGCCAGCTTGGTTCTTCGATTTTGAGAATAAGAAACTGTGGATCTTCAACAATGTCACTTCCGTCATGACTTCATCATTCTCTTATATGAACGATAAGGTTAATTATGCAGTCATTGACGTTGAGAACCAGACTGTTGAGAGTGAAGGAATCATTGAGAGTGATGTTTCGGACCTTGCACCTCTGACAATGATGCAGCAGCAGGTCAGTGGATTCAAGGACATGTTCAGAAATGCTAATGTGATTAAAGATGGAAATTATATATATCTTCCTGTTACTGATGGGGTTGATTGGGGTTCTGTTGGTTATCCTACAAGAGATTTCGGACAAAATGTGAAAGGCTTCCAGGTCATCAACATCAACAACCAGTCTGATCAGAGCAGGATCGTCTTCGATTCCGTTCAGAAGAACTTCCGCTGTTCAATGAAAAACGGTGGAATCATGCTTACACAGGGCAAGGTCGTTAACGGTGATGTCGGCTGGGAGTGCAAGAACAGCATCCTTTATAACGCATCCGGTTCATTTATGGGAACTTGGACCTTCAGTGATCCTCTTAACCCTTCGAGCTATGTTGTTCCAATCGGTGCAGGTGGTTCAGCTCAGAGCCTCAGTCGATTCGTATTAGCAAACAAGATGCTCAATACAACCCTTTACAACCTCGGAACTCCTGTTCATAAGACAACCGCAAAATCAATGCAGATCTCATATACATTGACGGAGGTGTGACATGGATAGTTCTTTAGCTGGCATCATAACCGCTCTCGTGAGCGGTTTATGCGTTGCCATTCCGACAATAGTGGCAACAGTGACAAGCAATAAGGCTCACGACAAAGTCATTGACGAAAGAATGAGGTTCATGACTGAGCAGATCAAGGAACTCTCAACGAAGGTTGAGAAACACAATGAGTTCAATGATCGATTGATTATTGTCGAACAGTCGGTCAAATCAGCTCATAAAAGACTCGATATGATAGCGAAGGAGGGAAATAACGAAAATGTCTAATAAAACATACGATCTGATCAAGAATTGTGCTTTGATCGTGGCTCCTATCATTACCTTTTTAGGAACATTAGTCACGATATTTCAAGTTCCTTATATGGCTGAGATAACAGCTGTGCTCGCTGCTCTTGATACTCTCATAGGTGCGGTGGTTTTGGCTGCTAAGAAGATCTATGAGGATAAACAGAAAGGAGATAAAGAAAATGCCTAATTATTATAACTGTGTTGATGTCTCCGAATGGAACCAGGATATAAATTGGTTAGCAGCTGCAGCTGATGACGTGAAGTTTGCATTTATCCGTTGTGGCTTCGGCCGTGATTTTGAAAGCCAGGATGATAAGTATTTCCACATTAACATGAGAAATGCTCTCCAGGCTGGTGTTAAGGTCGGTGTATATTTCTACTCATACGCTAAGAGTGAAGAGGATGCAGCAAGTGAAGCAGCTCACTGCTTGAGACTCATTGAGCCTTATAAGAATGATTTATCATTCCCGATCTTTTATGACGTTGAAGAGGCTGACATTGAGGATCATGTCGCTGACACGATCCCTGTCTTCACAAGGATCTTGAACGATGCCGGATATAACGTCGGAGTCTATGCAACTGGCTATTGGTTCACTCATTGTCTCCAGTACGTTGCGATCGATTATCTGTGGGTTGCAAATTGGGGAAGTGATGACGGTGAACCTCATTCTAAGCCTGAGTGGTGTGATATCTGGCAGTTTACCAGCAAGGGAAGTGTTAACGGAATCGGTTCCGGATGTGTTGACTGTGACATTCTGTATAACGAAGAGATGACCGCTCTGATCGGAGGCTCTTCCGGTGGTGATACCAGAACGGTTGAGATTGAGATGAACATCATCAAGATGGGTGACACCGGAAACCAGGTCGAGACTCTTCAGATCCTGCTCAATGCTTTCGGATATAGAGACAGTGAAGGGAACGAGCTGAAGGTTGATTCGATTTTCGGACCGAAAACAAATTCAGCTGCACGAGCTTTCCAGGCTGCTCACGGCATTGAAGCTGATGGTGAGGTCGGATTCCTCACATGGTCAGCCCTGTTTAAATAAGCAAGACTCCGGTCTTGGTTTTCCCTGTGGCTGCAGCTCCTTCGGGGGCTGTGGCTTTAAATGATTAAGGCCATAAGATGAACTCCAGGTTCATTATGAATCCCCTCAAAGAAGAACCCCTCTGACTTGTGTCAGGGGGGCTTTTCTTTTGTTTGGGTATAAATACTCTTTAAGTAGACATCACAATCTTACCACTTTTTAAAATACAGACTTTGATTTTTTAAATATATTTCAAAATGTCACCAAAATGGCACCGAAGAAAAATCACACAAGCCTCAAAGCCAATGACCTATTATATTTGTGGAAAAGTGCCTACTTGTTATATACAAGTCATTGTTTCTGCACCAGTGCCGAAAATGTCCGTAAAATAAGGCTTTTGATTTTTGGGTTAGGTGGTTTGTCCGTCACTTGTGGACTCATTGTCACCGAAATTGGCACCGAAAGTGAGGTCAATAACTGAAGCGGTTTTTGTCGTTTCACCTTCGAGAATATGTCCGTAAGTGCCAAACGTGTCGAATGATTTTGAGTGCCCGACGATGTCCTTGATGGTGTTTTCCGGCAAGACATTCTTCAGCATGGAAATGAAAGTGTGTCGGAGGCTGTAAACCGTTCCAGGAAGATCACGTTCAGCTTTCAGCTTTCTCCACTGATTCCCCATCTCATTCTGGTTGCCCTGACCACCATGCTGAGAGCAGAAGATCCATTTTGTGTTGAGATTATATTCTTCATTTCTCTCGATGGTCTTCTTCAATATTCCGCTTGCAAGAGCTCCGATCGGGATCATTCTCTTTGCATTTGCGTTCTTCAGATCCGTGATTTTCCCTCTTGAATTGACTCCACGTCTTATCACAACGTGGTCCTTGTAAACATCACCGAGCTGGAGCCCTAATCCTTCGGAAGGTCTGAGTCCGGTCACGAGTAAAAAAATGAATAGTGGATAGTACCACAATTCGGAGGGTTCCATCAGTTTCTGAATGTCTTCGGTCTGAAGGATTTCTTTTTCCTGTGTCGGTCTTCCTTTCGGTACGTATAAACGGCCTCTTAACAGCTCACACTGATAATCTTCATAGCCAAACTTGATAATACTCTGAATGAGAGCCTTGAAAGACTTCAAAGTCTTTTCGGATAGTGGCTTATTTCGCCCTGTGGCTTCGTTAATGAGGCTTTGCCAATCTCGGAGGGTAACTTTGCACATTTTCTTCTGGCCGAGCTTAGGAGCGATATATGAGCGGATGAAGTAATCATATATAGCTAATGATGGTGCATCTTCTCCACGTCTGGCTTTCAGATCTTCCATGAACTCCTTGCAAACCGTCATCACGGTCTTGTCTCCGTTCCCTTCGGAATAATACCAGTTTTCATATTTCCTCAAGCACTCTTTTCGGCCCTTGATGCCAGGAACATTAGAAGAGAAGGAATATCTCTTTCCATCTCTCCGGACTTGTATTCTCCAGCGTTCTCCATCCCAGTGCGGTGTGTTGTTCATTTGTTGCCTCTTTTCGAAATTACATAATCAATATAATTCTTGACTTCGTTTTTCTCATCGACAGATAAGGTTTCGAGCAAGACGTTGAGCTCATTAGGCTGCTCGATGTCCTTAAGATAAACAATGTTTCCATTTGATAATTCGTCGGTGCTGATCTGAAGATATGAGCAGATCTTGAGAACTGTGCTGATATTTGTGTTTTTGATGCCTCTTTTAAACATCGTTGCTATTGTCGATGTGGGGAGACCACAGCACTGAGCAAATTTGTTGACCGAACCGCACTTTTTGACCATTAGGTCCTTTATTTTTTCTTCTATCGTCATTATTTTTACCTTCCTTCTCGTAAACCTTAACACCTAATTATCGAATTTTCAATAATTACAAATTTGTAACGATTATCGAAAATTCGAAAATATATATTGACTTTTTTCGATGGTTCAATAACATTAAGATAAGTTTTCGAAAATTCGAAAACAATCAAACGAAAGGAGTTAACAAATGTATCTAAATGTTAAAGCGGAGCTTGCAAGACGCAAATTGAGCCTTGTCGATTTATCGAATAAGACAGGAATCAGATATCAGACTCTTGTGGGAAAGATCAACGGAAACTATCCGCTCACTCTTGAGGAAGCCAAAACAATCAAGAACTCACTTGAGGTTGATATTCCGTTAGAAGAGCTGTTTGAGGTTAGCGGATGACCGCTTCAGGAAGCCTCTATCCGTCTCTTGGTCGGTTTTTCAAGAGCCAAAAGGAACTTGCTGATGCAGGGTGCATGTCTGAGCGAAGACTTTATGACTGCTTAAGAGGTTTTAAGGACTTCACGAGTCAGGAAAAGCAAGCCATTGCCGGATATATCGCACAGCACATCATGGAACAGCCAATAGTCGATTATTTCGAACTGATGAGAGCTCATGAGGCTTGGAAAGGCAAATTTGATGAAGTTTACAGAAGAAAGGAAAAATCAAATGTTTGAGATTTATGAAGGAAGAACGGGAGCCAACCGTAAGAAGTCATATCTGATCTTCAAAGAAAAAGATGGCTTCACTTATGCCCGTCAGCAGGCTCGAAAGCATTTCAAGTGCAGTGATGAACATATCGATTCTCCATTCGGATGGGTTGTGAATGATGAACTTTATCTCGGAAAGAATCCGAAGATCTCCGGAGCTAAGAAGGTCATCGTCGCATACTGGATCAAGTGAGGTGCAGCATGAAGAATCAGGTCACAATCACAGTTGATGATTTTCTTAATGTATGCCGTGACAGCAAGCTGAAGATCTTGGAATCAGCCCAGAAAAATCCACATGTTTCGTCAGGTTCAGAGATGATCTTGAATCTTATGTTCGAACTGTATAACGCACAGCTGACATCAATGCTCTTCAAGGATGATGACAAGCTTGAGATCGAAGGCCATGAATGAAGAAAAGCTCATCAAGACTGTCAATTCGTTGCTGTTATTTGCAACGGTCTGCATCTATTACGGTCTCACATATTACGTCACCGAAGAACACTATTCACATTTAAAACGGAAAACGGCCCAGAAGGAAGAGATCATATCAACTCCGACATATTTCGAGCCCAGGAAGAAGCTGGTCATCCCGTTTGAAGAATGTCTCAAGAACGTGAAGGTTCCGATCTATGAAACATACACAGCGATTGAGACGGAATACATCGGAGAATACTTCGTCACTGCTTACTGTTCAGAAGAGTGCGGATGGTCAACGACAACTTCAAGCGGTGAAGAGTGCGAGTATCACGAGGAATGGTATATCCCTACAACGGCAGCCATCGATCTGAATTATCACAGGTATGGTGAATATCTGATGATTGAAAACAAGATTTACCGGACAGCTGATACCGGACCGGGGGTTCGTGGTCGATGGGTAGACTGTTACGTTCCTGACATGAGTTCCGTCTATGCCTGGGATACGGGCTGGAAATCCGTTCACAGAGTCACATTCACAGAAAAACAAATTAAGGTCAAGGAGGTCACTTTATATGATTACTACAACACTGATATATACAGTCACAGCTTTTGCGGTGGGAGCGTTTGCAGGGATGCTGCTTGAGCTCTTCGTTGACAACGATCTGGTCAGAAGATACGAGGAAGAGAACGAGCATCTTAAGATCAAGCTCGAAGCAGCTGAGAGAACACAGATCATCAACATCAATGATCCTAATTTCAAGGGCCTGGAACCCACGAAGGAAGATCTGGAGCAGGTAAGCAATATTTATGCAGATTATTTCAAGCCATTCTGAAGAAAGGAAGAAACGACATGAGTAGACACATATGCAATTTGTTTAACGACAAGATTTATAAGGGTAATGACATCGGAAGAGCTATCGAGAGCTATTGCATCAAGAATCACATTGACTGTCCGAATTTGACTCACGGCAAGATCAATGACGAGCTCAGACGATGCGGAATTGAGCCTATCAAGAATAACGGCATGGAGGGCAACGGTTATCGAGAGTCTTACAGAGGTGCTGACGTTATTCCATTCGTTAAGGACTACATTGAGAACCTTAAAGCTTCGAAGAAGAGCTTCACAAAGCAGATCAGCATCGATTCACTTTGCAAGCAGCCTAAAAAGAGAAAAGCGAAGCCCGAAAGCAGCCAGACTTCGCAACCCGTGACGAATGATGCGGAATTGAGCAGCCAGCATCAGACATCTGAAATGATTTTAGCACTTATAAAAGCAAATGAAAAACTGGTTGAAGAATTGAAAAAGGGTTTAGCGGATATCGAAGCCACGATCAAGGATCTGAATGAGATCTATCAATCGATCCAGGAAGAACAGGAGAAGGATGATGCCGGAGAAATTTAAGTGTGACAGCTGCAGGAGCTTCACGGAACGGAAGATGTTCGGGAAGGATGGAATCTGTTTCTTCATCCACAAGAAGCCGAAATACGTCAATAAGAACCAGTGGTGTAAATGCTGGGTTGACCGTCGGACTGGTCTGAACTCCGAAAAGCTCTTGAAACAGTTGGGAAAGGAAAAATGAAATGTTCATAAAACTTCACGGTGTGATCTCCAATGAAAAGATCGTCATTAACGTCAAATTTATCGAAGCGATGCAGGAGATCTCGAAGGACTCCAAAAACTATGCGAGTTATTACCAGGCAGGAGCAAGGTCACTGATCCGAGTCAACGGAAAGACTCTTCCTGTGAAGGAGACGATCATTCAGATCGAGAACCGGATGAAGTCTCTCGGAGGTGATAAGGATGAAGGATAAAGTTCTAAAAACAGATATCACGGAATCTGTTGAAAAAATAGCAAAATCGCTCCGTTTTTACTCAAATTTGCCCGTTTTTTGCAAAATTACGATTTCAAGCCGTGACGAAGCTTTGACGGATAATCCTGATTATTACCAGATCAAGGTTGAATATGCTCATTGCTTCGACAGGGGAGATGAGCCGATCTTCACGAAAAAGGCCCGTATTGACTATGAAATTGAGGGTAAATACCACGAATTGATTCGGAGGGTAACACCGCTCGACGAGGAAGGAGAAGAAACAGATGGTTCATAGAGAAGAACACGATGCAGGTTTTACGCAGGTCAGCAATGCTGTTCTTCGAAACGTAAACCTGTCTTGGGAGGCTCGTGGATTTCTGGCTTATCTTCTTTCACTTCCTGATGACTGGAGTTTTTCGATTAAAGGTCTTGTCAAGCAGACCGGAGCGACAGAACACACAATCAAGAGGCTTGTCAAAGAGCTTCAAGCTGAAGGTTACATCGTCTTAACCCGTCACACTAACGATAAGGGAAAGGTCGAAAGATGGTCCTGGGATATATATGAAATGGGCCAAAATAGCCAGATGTTGAAATCACCACAAGTTGAAATTACCACAAGTGGTAAAAACCAGATGGTGGCTAAACCAGATGGTGGCTCCACCACATGTGGTAAATCCGCCTTTATACAAATAACTAATATAAACAAAGAACTAAATAAACAAATAACTAAAAAAAACAAACAACTAAAAAAAGAAGATGGTGTTCTTTCGGAAGCTGAAAAGCTTTTTCTCGATTTCTGGTCTGTTTACCCGAAAAAAGTGGATAAAAAAGGTGCTTTTCGAGCATTTAAGAACATCCCGAAGCTTAAGGAAACATATCCGGCCATCATGAGAGCTCTGGAGATCCAGAAGCAGTCACAGCAGTGGACAAAGGACAACGGGCAATATATCCCGAATCCTACAACCTACATCCATCAGGAACGCTGGCTGACCGTGACCGAATCGGATGAGCTGCAGACGAAGATCAATGAGATCGTCAAGGCGAATATCGATGATTTCTTAGTCTAAAAGGAGGTAACGATGCTAACTTTACAATCATTTGTATCAGGTATGGAACTTTTGAAAAAGTGCTATATCGGATGGCAGTTCGACACAAAAGATGAGACACAGGTGAAAGTCTGGTATTCAACATTCAAGAACCTCACCGATGTGCAGTTCAAGAATCTCATCAAGGAATATTACACACATAACAAGCAGCCTCCGAAGAGCATCAGAGACCTTACCGAGATCCTTGTGGATAAATTCTATGCCACAGCCATCATCCCACCTGAAAAGGCTCTCGACACTGTCAGAGACATCGTAAATAAAAACGGTGGATGGGAATATGGTCGTTCTGGAATCTATAAGGACTTATCAAAGTATCCTGGATCGCTTGTGGCAACAGTTAGAGAGTTCGAGGGAACGTTGAGCTCAATGGCATCTAATGACACATACGCTGAGGACAGATTCCGCAAAGCTTATGCAATTAAGCTGAGAACTGTGGCCATCCGTGAGGTCGACAAAAGGCTCGGGCTGGCTATCCCGGAAGTGAAGAACTCACTCGGACCGTCAGCCTTACCTTATGAGACCTGAGGAAAGGCAAGGCACATATGAAGAATGAGTTCTATTTACATTTCGACAAAGGACTTCCACGAACAACGGCCCAGGAGAAAGGCGAAGCAATTCGATATAAATACGATCCGAAGACACAGAAGAAGATTCCATACATTGAGCACTATCGAAAGCCGGAAGTGCAAGCACAGCGAAACCAGCTCACATACATGATGAAGCGATACAGACCGGATAAACCGTCTGATAAGCCCATAAGACTGACAGTCATCCTGTATTTTGACATCAAGTCACCTAAGAAGCTCTGGGGAACCTACAAAACCACGAAACCCGATTGTGACAACTATGTCAAGGAGATCAAGGATGTGATGACCAGTCTGAAGTTCTGGAACGATGACAACCAGGTCGTTGACCTCCGAGTGATCAAATACTATGCGGAGAAGGGAACGATCTTCATCCGAGTGGAGGACATAGAAGATGAATCAGAACAGAAATGACAATGAAACCCGTTTCTCGATCCTGGTGGATAAGAAACACAAGACATATTACTGCATCGACTCAAACGGCAGGAGCTACATCAAAAAGGACAATTCCATTGAAGAAAGGAAAAGAACATGAAAGATAATAACAAGATCGTAATGATACCACGAGAGCTGCTGGTTCCTCATCCGGACAATCCGAGAAAGGACTTAGGAGATCTCACAGAGCTTAAGGAATCCATCCGTGAACATGGCATCATGCAGAACCTCACTGTCGTACCGTGCGGAGACGGACTTGTCGACTCAGGTGATTATATGATCCTGATCGGCCACAGACGTTTCGCAGCTTCAGACGGAATCCTTGATGAGCTTCCTTGCGTGATCGCTGATAATCTCTCTCGCAAAGAACAGGTCGGAATAATGCTCGAAGAGAATATGCAGCGTTCGGATCTGACATACATGGAGCAGGCTCGTGGCTTCCAGATGATGCTCGACCTGGGTGACACTGTTGAATCCATCTCCAAGAAAACAGGATTCTCAACTAAGACCATCAAACACAGATTGGAAATTGCCAAGCTCGACAATGAATCTATCAAAGAAGCTGAAACTATGTTCCAGATCTCAATCAGTGACTTTATAGAACTGGAGAAGGTCAAGGACATAGATAAGAGAAACGAGATCCTTGAGTCGGTCGATTCATCAGTTGAGCTCTACGCAGCTGTTAAGGACTATATCGAAGATGTCCAGGTCAATGATAACTTCGAATATTACAAGAAGATCTTCCTTGAAGCAGGATGGATCCATGAAGATAAGAACCAGTGGTTCTACTATGAGAACGGATTCAAGCCAACTGACACCAAGCTCGACAGGATCAGACTGGATGAAGAGCTGCTTCCTGAAGAAGAGGTCAAGAAACTTATCGAGAAGATCAAGGGAGAAGTCCACTTCGGTATGTCTTACAAGATGCTCAAGGTCAGAAAGTTTAGAAAACAAAAAGAATCAAAGAGCAAGGACGCAGCTGAAAAGGCAAGGAAGGAAAAAGAAAACCGTATCAAGAAGAACAGAAAAGCCCTGAGAGAGATCCGTGCACAGATCTGTGATGCTTATCTTGATTTCATCCTTGAATCAGATTTCTCATTTGATGATCCTCAGAAAGAGCTTAATACCTTATATGTTCTCCTGGATCTTGGAAGAGAAAAAGGTGTGTCAGTAACCTTATACAATCTCGGAGGCGATAAGAGATACTTATTCAATCAGAAAATCTCTGCAAAAGGCTATAACAACACAGCGGTCAATCCGTGTGAAGACTTTGACAACTGGACTCCGATCTTTCAGCTCCTGACAAATTTCTGGTGGAGCTTTGCGGATTGGTATAACGATTTTTCTGACAGCTATTCCGGAGAACCTGAGAAGGAATTACTTGAAGCTCACAAGACCTTCATGGATATCTTGAAGGATATGGGATTTCACATCAGAGACGAATGGAAGCCTGTCCTCGACGGAACGTCTGAGCTCTACGAGAAGGGAGGCAAGTGATGTTAAAACTTCATTGTGATGTTTGTGATGCGGTTATTGAGAATAACGAACCAAGAGTCAGATTTAAGAAATATCCTCATGAAATGCAGAACGAAGGATGCAGAGCACCGAAGCCTTGTGTTGATGTGACGGTCTGCGAAGAGTGCCTGTCTCATTATACCTTACTTGATATTGTCTCAAAGTTTGAAAGAAAGATATTTTAAGGAGGTGGAGTATGGGACCTAACAAAGCAATAGAACGACTGGAAGTCATGCGAGACTGTTACGAGATGTTCTTCGGAGGTAACGACTCAGCAGGCTTTGAATCCAAGTATAGAGAAAACCGTGAAGCTTTCGACTATGCAGTCGACCTTATCAAGAACATCCCTGAAGGAGCTGTGCTCATCGATGCCAGGAAACTCAGAGCAGATCTGCAGCTCTACTTCAACGAAGCGATCCTTCAGGGAGTGACACCGGAGACAATGT